GGTTTTGTTTACGTTGCCTTGGCCACGGATTTCTTCTGCCCAGCCCGTGGCAATGATTTCGTCATTAAGCCACAGCTCGCACTTAAACACAGCCACATCTGCTAAGTAATGCACTAGATCAGTAATGACCCTGGCATCTGGGTGTGCTTTTAGGAATCGGTCAAGCCTGCTGGCTACTGGTTCGTAATCGTCAAGATTAAAGGCCACGTGCGTACTCTGTTTCTAGTCGTTTAACATCTGCTTGTAGGTCTGTAATGCGGCGCTCAAAATGCAAAATGACATCTTGCAAGTCGCGTATTTCTTTGTCTTTGGCGTAGATCATGTCTGCCACATCATCTTTGTGCATGTATTCGCTCACCAGCCACCAAGGATTCTGCGTATCGCTGCAACGTCATCCAGTGTGGTGTAAAGCGTGACACTGGTCAGGCCGAAGTCAAGTGTGATGGCCGTAAAGTTCTCATGCTGTCTCACAATGCATTTGATGTTTTCTTTCGTTACGCCGTGGATGCCGATATTGCCTACGTTTATTGAGTCACTCATCTGATTTTCCTAACGAGACGTTGCTTATATATGTGATGCCCTTGGATGGCCCAGAGCTATTAAACGATGGGTGCCACGCATCTCGGATAGTTTCAGCGATGTTGGGCAGGGCGTGTAACGCGCCTACGGCTTCCATGATCACGCTGGCTTCCTTAAACCTAAGTTCGAGCGCCAAGGTGTGGCTGATGTTGGTTAGTTTGGCGATTAGTTCACCGGTTGATGTTTCCATTTTTTCCTTTGTTATTTTCCTGATGTTGCTCGCCAGTGACCTAGACCGCCATTGCGATATAGGTAGCCAGCCACCTTCACATTGCACTGAGCATTTAACAGTGCCTTGATCACATCTTGTTTCTTACAGACAGCGCGTGTCACAGTAGCCCACGACCCCTGGACTTGAAAAAGCCCGACATCTGGGCGACCCGTTGACTTGCGTACTGGGGACAGCGCTTGTTCAGTGCATCGAGACTCGCGGTACGCAATGCGAGACATGACTAGCACGACCTTGGCTGGGAAGTGTTGCCGGATTAGCGGTTCCCATTGAGGGCATGAGTTAGCAGCTGCACTTGCATGCGCTGGGGTGGATAAGGCGAGGATAAGCGTTAGTGCCATGAGTTTCTTAATCAACTCTCTCTACTTCTGTTGGCGGCCCCCATAAGTGCCAAGACTCTGCACGTGTGCAAACTTGGGTGTACTCAATCAGGCCTGTGGACAAGTCTGTGAATACTTGCACCATGATTTTCTTATCTTTTGATTTTAGGACTGTATACCCCCATGTTGGGAGCATCAGCGTTTCCAGTATCGGTTGGCGACCTTGAAATATGCCCATGAGAGGCACCAGCCGAACAGTACGGCTATGAACATTTGTTCGTGGGTGTAGGTTTTCATGCCCAGCCCCTAACCATGTCAAGCCCAGACTGCGTTATGCCACACACAATGCCCTGAGAGCCACTCAGGAGCGCTCTACGGATGCCTAAGTCTTGGATTAGTCCAATGGTGCGTAAGTCGCTGCAGCGCTTCCAATAGCCCTTTATTTCATGTCCGGCAAGCGCGGCTCGAGCGCCTGCTTCTTCATCGGTCAGGCCCAAAGTTGCGTAGTAATACTGTTCTAGCAGGATTGCGCGGTGTGTGCCCACTCTGATTGGGCTGGCTTGGCGTGAGGTTTCGGGGTCTGTTGCCCTGAACAGTGGTAGATCCTCTAAGAGGTAATCCTTCATGCGTGACATTTTGTTTCCTTTGGTTAGAGCCATTTGAGTGGCTAGAAATGACTATACACAATTTGAGAAGTCGGTGGTGGATTTCGCCAATGGAAACAAACTACTCTCCACCACCTAGCCCCAGCACCGCTCAAACAGTGGCTGGGAGTCCTATTTTAACGCTCTGAATACTTCCTCAAAGTGCTCTGGCGTTTGCTTAGCCAGTTCTATATGCAGCCAATTAGGCGAGCCTTGGTAGGAGCCTGCATTGTCTGTTGCCGTAAAGATTTTAACGCCAGCTTTGCCTTCGCCTCGACTACAGCGATAGCCAGCGCCGTACTCGCCATAGGCGTACCAGTGCATCTCGCACAGTCCTAGTGCTTTGCTGTTGGCTAGGAACCAGTCCCAAATAATACGTGCCTGGGCTTCGTCTTTGTATTTTAGATCAGCTGCGTATCCGGTGGCGTGAACAGATAGTCCTGCGTTATTTCGCATTGGTCTGTTGGCGTATGTGCCTAGTGAGGTCATGCCCCAGCGCGCTTTGCACAGCTCTACAAGTTTGCTAGTGACTGGCTGTGTGCCTTTGCCATCCCAAGACGGGTAGTACGGGTACGGTCTTACGGTCATGGCGCTGGTGGGTCTTTGGGTTTGTCTTTAAGGCCGTTGCCAGCCAACAAGCCGATAAGGCCACCGGACAATGTGAGCAACATACTGCTAAGCACTGATATTTGAGCCGCGTCTAGTTCGGCCATTTTTTCAGGCTGGGTCACAAATAGCAGTCCGTAGAGGATTGTAAACACTGAACCTACGAATGACAGCGTTAGTCCGATGGCCACGATCATGACGATTCGGGCTTTGATTTCTTCGTTGGTGTGTCTGTTGTCTGGTTTCATCGGCATTTTGCTCCTGTTGCATAGCGTGGTGCTGTTGTTGTTTCGCTGGTGGTTGTTTCGGTTACAGCTGTTAGTGCTTTGTTTTTAACTGGTGGACAGTTAAGGCGTTCACGGTCTGCGCAAGCAGTAAGTAATGATACAAACACCAATAGAATTAGGCTTTTTCGCATTATGCGGCTCCGATGTCCTCAATGACATACGTTGAAAGGGCTGAACCAGCATTGGTGTTGAAGGTTCCAGCATTGCTGATTCCGTATGCGCGGACTTTGCGCAAGATGGTTCCTGAAATACCCGTTTCAATGTAAGAAAGAGTTATTGAGTCGGTATCGCCAGCAGGGAAAAGGCGACGGGCTTGGTATTTGACTGTGTTTGCAGCATCTGTTATTTCAATGAGTAAAGGGTTGAAGCCTGCGCCTGTATAGACGTCATTCAAAGTCAAAGTGATTTTATAAATGCGAGTTGACAAGGCAGTCCATGAAACAGTCATGCCTGTCACATCACCACCAACTGCGGTAATTGCTACCGCTGTTGTTGTGTTGCGAACATATCCGCTGCCTGATGTTCCGCCTGCGGTTGCTGCAACAATCCCCCACGGAAGGTTGTTCATCTGTGCAGCCGTCAGGATTGCCCCTGATGTGAATGTTGTGTTGCTTGTCATTTGTGTCTCCTTTAGAAACTGAGAAGGTTATTGTCGAGCGTTCCGAAGATTGCGTCATTAAGGGTGAGATATTGGTTGCCGTCCGTACTCTCAAAAGTGTACGAAACAATATGGCTACCCGGAGTGATGTTATGACTGACGCCAGACACAATCAAGGTTTGGGTTTCGGTTGCTGGGGTGCCGACAACAAAGTTTTTAACCACTGTGCAGATGCTCGTCATGTCAAGGTTCAGCACGATGTTCTGATCTGTAGTCGATAGCGCTGACATTTCGGTAGATAGCCCTGTAAACCTAAGCACTGGGTTTTTGTACTTGCCAAGCAGATAGTTACCGAGGCCAGCCACTTCTGTGGTGGTGCTGTTAAGCAGATTAGTTAGTGAATACTGTTGGGCTTGATAAAGCGCAATGCTGGTCGAATCGCTGGTTTCTTGTTTTGCCCCTGCTGGCGATTGGGTCACTATGTAGTTGTATAGCAGCTCGTCACCAAATTGGTTAATTAGCGACTGGTACCTAATGCCTGTGCCATCAGTGTTAAAAGTAGCGCCAGCAACTGGGTTAAGAACACTAGATCTGGCCTTAAAGGTAAGTACGCCTGCAGAGCTCATAAACAGGTAGCCCTGCTCGCTGGTGTTAATCAGCTGCAGATAGTTAAGGCAGTTAGTGTCCTGGCTAATAGCAAAAGCGCCAAGGGTAGAACTGCCAGTGTCAATGGCTCGAGCGCCTTGGTAGTTAATTTCTGGCAAGTCCAGCACTGTGTTAATACGTGCACCTGTGGCCTGTGCTGATGGTGTCACAGCGTTTAGAGACTGATTAGCAAGCACCGTGAAGTTGTCAGAGCATGACGCATACATCATGTCTTGGTTGCTGATGTCGTAGTCAAGGTTCCAGTCAGTAATTATCCCTGTGTAAATGGGTATGCCGTTAGCCAAGATTTGTACCGGGCATCGTGGCAGTACAAACGGGTAGTAAGGGCTGGCCGTGTTGCTTGGGTTTAGCACTTGGCTGGCGTTGTCAAAAGCAATAACAGCTGTGCCGGCATTGAACTGGTCTAGTTGGCGTGAACGGCCACGCGTAATGCTGACATTTTCTACAAGGCTTGTCAGATCAACAAAAGTAATTCCACCCAAGGTGCCACGGCCTGCAGTATCTAAAACACCATAGAAAGCATCATCAAGCATAAACGGCGCACCAAAGCCAGTGGTGCTTTGAAAGCCCACCAGCACCTGCATAGTTGGTGTACTCATGCTGGGGCAAATACCGTTCCGCTACGGCGCTGGGCCTTTTGGATAGCAGCAATAATGTCCTGACCAACTTGGTCGGGTGTGCTAACTAGTCCAGCGTTCACTGTGATGTTCATGCCCAAACCACCAGCTTTATTTAACGGGATAACAGCCTCTGGGCCTGCCTCACCAATAAGCGCCATAGTTGGGCTAGTGACAATGCCACCGGTAGCCATGGCTTTGTAGTCAAGTCCTGCAGGGTTAGCGCCACCAGCACCACCACTGTCACCACCCAACCTGCCAAAACTGACCTGGCCAATTTGCCCAATGTCTTTGCCTGGCTTGATTAAGTTGATGCCACGTATGACTAAGTTAATCATCTTGATATAGGCGTTAGCGATGAACTCAAAGTATCCAGCTACGCCATTAGCTACGGCCTGCACAACAGCGCGGAAAGTGTCAAACTTTTTGTAGGCCATCACTAGTGCAACGCCTAAGGCAACAATGCCAGCCGTGATCAGCACTGCAGGGTTGAGGGCCATGGCTGCATTAACTAATACAACTGCAGCTGCTAAAGCACCAAAAGCAACTGCCACAGCCGTAATTAGTGTTGGGTTGTCTTGTGCCCATGTGGCGAACGATTGCAAGACCGGCAGAGCCTTTTCAAGGATTGGTAGCAGTGCAGCGCCCACACCTTCTTTGGCTTCACCGAGGGCAACGCCTAAACGCTTCATCGAGCCTGCAGCAGTGTTAGCAGAATCAGTAGCAGCCCCGCCAAAAGTGACAGCCATCTCGGCCATGACTTCTTCCATGCTTGCGCCGTCTTTAATCATCTGGCGTAGCTCTGGCGACAATTTTGCTAGGGCGGTCATGTTGCCGCCATATGCCTTTTCCATAGCCTTAGTCACTGTTTCAAGGCTGATGCCTTTAGCTGCTGCAATGTCCATAGACAAAGTTGCAGCCTTTTGTGCCTCGTCAATGTCCATTGTGGCGCGCACAAGGCCAGCCATTGCCGGGCGTAGTTCGTCATCCGTTACGCCTTTAAGTTTGCCTTGAGCAGTGATGTAGTTTTCAACACCTTTAATCTGCGCATCAGTAGCGCCAGTGGTTTTCTCAAGTTGTCGGGCCAGCATCTTTTGTGCTTGCTCATCTTCCATAGCACCCTTGACAGCATCGCCAAGACCAGCAACAAGACCGCCAAGTGCAACGGCTGCATATTTGTTGGCTTTGCCTAGCGCGTATTTTGCTTTGGCTTGCGCGCCTTCTAGATCCTTAAAGCCCTTCTCGGCTTCCTTTAATCCCTTTGGGTTGAATTGCGTAACGATTGGTAGGTAGATAGCCATTAGCCAGATGTCCTTGCTTGTAGTGCGCGGTTAGCGTCAGCGATTACTTCTTCTACGGCTTTCATGATGTCAGCGGTGCCTTGCTGTGCAATGAACGCTCGAGAGCGCCACAATCCGCGCTGAGGTTTGCCAAAAGTGTTAGTGAGCAAGCGCGAGAAGTCGCTGTTGTTTTTTGTGCCTGCCTGGCTGAATAGTGCTCCAGCTGCATCTTTTTGCACCAGGGTGACTAGTGGTGTTATGCCTTGGCCACGTGCACGACCACCAACCATGATTTGCACACCTTTGTCCACAGCAGTTTTGTCGTAAGCAAGTCTGCCCTTTTTGCCTTTTTTGCTACGCCCCCAGCCGTGAATGACAGAGATACCAATATCGGCAGGAAACTGTTTACGGCCTTCTTCAAGCATTGCCGGACTACTGGCTTTAATCTTGGCGGCAGCCTTGAAGCGCGCTGACTTGTCTAACTTGCTTAGCTCTGACAGTGCCTGCTTCAAGCCTGTAATTTCGGCTGTAGTTTCAAGGCTCATGGCTTTCGGCTTTCGTTTAACAACTTGATCGTGGTATTTAGATCAGCAATGTCAAACTCTACAGCAGGTGGCCACCAGCCTGTGGCTACTAGGAGACTTGCTAGGGAATGGCGGTAGGTTCCGCTTGGGTAGGGTTTGCCGGATCATTATCCACCACTTCCAAAGTCACTAGGCGCTTTATAAAGTCGTCGAGTACTACGGGCACTGTGATGCCAGCAACTTTGGATGACTCGTACGCCATAAAGGCTAAGTCCTCAATGCTGATGCCTTGCTCGCCAATGGTGCTTGACTTGCGCTTGTATTTGCGTTCCCACTGCACGATGACGTACAGACTGGTGGTGACTTCGTACGGGCCTTCGCCTGCATCTACCTTTAGGGTTAGTTTCATGTCGGGTTCCTTTGGTTATGGGGATGTGATGTCTCGAGCGTATGTGCCGCCGATAAATGACGCGGTAATCATTGACAGTTCGCCTACAGAGCCAGTGATTGGTGTGTAGTCCACGAGCTGCATGTTGATGATTGTGAACTCAGGGTTGGACGCTGACTCGGTAACGCCTGATGGCGAAATAACTAACTGTGTAGTACCTGTGCCCAAATTGGCGAACAATGTGGCCTCAACCTCACCAGTGCCATAGCTGAGATACATCTCAAGCTCTACAGAAACAGTTTGTAGACCTGGCACGAAACGATGTCCGGTATCGCCAAAGGCTGTGGACTCAAGCGAGTCAACACCGAGTGTGATAGTTGCGCTGCGGCACTGGTCTGTCAGATCAACAGCTGCACCACCAGTGGTTGGGGAGAGGTTTACGGTTGGGTTAGTGAGATATGTCGAAGTGGCCACGTTAATGCTCCTGTGTTAAACGGTGCCGGGTGCCGTATCTGTTGTTAGTTCTAGCAGATAATACTAGTCCGTTGGCGTATGT